CAACTCCTCTATTATTCGTTGGTCAGCATACTCATTTAGTAAATCTATAGCACTATCTAAGTCATTCATGTGATCATAGTATTCAGTTATCTTCCATACATACTGCTCTGCTTTATCTCTTTCCATTTTACTCTTGTTTTAGTTATTATCGTTGTTTACTTAGTTGACCGTAATCAGTTAATTCTATATCTGCTTTATTAAGCACTTTTTTATATAATTCTTCAATTTTATGTCCGCTATACACCACAAAGTTTATTCTCTTGTAGTTATCTTCCCTATCTTCCTTATTAGTATGTAGCCAAATCCAAGCACCTCCATCTTCTAGTGTACAATAATAACATTCTCTTGTCGCACCATTAATTGTAAATTCTTTACCTTCGAAATATGTTTGTAATTGAAAATCGTTCATATTAGTTTTGCTTTAATTCCTCGAAGCTTGCGGTGCATTCTTCAATACCTATATTCTCTAGTAACTCTTGTTGGAATTCACCTGAATCCATACTTACTTTAGCTTTAACCATCATATCAGCGTAATACTGATCGGTCACTGTGGTTTCTATTGTTACTTTTATCTTCTTCATATTACTCATCTTCTTCGTTATAACCATAGTAGTTGTGAAATCCTGTACCACAAGTACCGCACCAAGCGTCTTTTGGGTTCTCTCTGTCTTTTCCTAGATTATCTTCACAATTAGGACACCTTAAATCTGTTGCCATTCTTTACTTTTTATATAACCAACCTAAATCAGTTACGTAAGTTAATAATTGTCTTAAATCGTCTTGATTTGAGTATGAAGTATCCTCCATTAGTGATTTATCATGCTTAGAATCTCTGAAGTCTTGCAAGAATTCAATATTATCCATTATCTCATGCTTATTAGATGAAGTAGGTGGTAATTCTACCCAACAAGTACCTAGCACTATTTTATCAAGACTTTCTTGAAGTATATAACAAGAGTATATCCCTAGGGAGCAACCTATAAACATAGTGGGATCTTCGCTTGATCTTTGCTCTTTGACATACCATTGGTCGCCAATTTTTATTCTGTTTTCCATAATTTCTTTATTTATTAGCACCATCTATCGTAGCTGAATTACCTCATTCAATCTCTCTAGGTCAGTAGACTGGAATACGTCCTGGCAAGTTTAATTCAGTTGCCTAGTTTTTACTACTATAAATGGTCAAGCTGTGAACTCCTAAGCACTTGTTTGTTAGCAAGTTTATCTCTCATCTAGTATATCACGATACAACTAGTGTGCTTGGTAGGTTTGTATGCACATGACAACCATCATTTTTTCGGCTCTTACACTTACTTTAATACAACTTATATCCTACCTTTATTCAGTAACTAAGTTACTCCGTCATAGGTTTAACGGTATTTAATGTAGACCCTAAGGGGCAAGCCCATTATAGGACACTTTAACCTTAGCGTTTATAACGCCTGTATCTACATTAATACCTCTCTGGTATTTGCTCATCACTAACTGGGATCCTACCATTAGCGTTTACTTCGTCTTGCGTTAGAATTGCACTTATCAAGTAATCCTTTTCGCTTATTGTAGCTTCATTACACACAAGCGACATTAGATCCTGTTTGCTATTACACTCATTCACTTTAGTATTCCACTCTTTATTCAAGTGTAGTGGAGTTCTTATTATCTTTGATTGAAGATAACCGATAGTTAAGTATGTACTCATTATGCGGGTTTTAGTATGGTTAATATTCTAGTGCAGTCTTTTATGCTTAAACGTTTGTAGTGCAGGAAAAAGTATTCATGTAGAGAGTATTGACTACGGAAAAATCCGTATCTACCTTCGAGTTCTTCCATTATCTCAATAGACATGTCAAACTGGTAATCACGTTTTAAATCGGCTAGTATTTTTACCATGTCGTTAATTCTATCATTATACGCTATAGTTTCATTAGCTATGAATTCAAGTGATCCCTCTCTCTCTAGTTCTCTAACTCTATCATCGAAAGTATTTATCTGTACTTCGAGAAATAAATCTAAAGCATCTATTAATATTGCGTTCTTATTCATATTTCTGTGGTTTTTTTTCTTGCTTCGTATTTATCGAGAAGATCGGTTAGTTTACTGTCATGAATAAGTACCATCATCTTGAATTTTATATCATCAATGTAGTCTTGAATATCTCTATCGTAGTAGTGAATCGCACGACTTAACTGGTTTAATTCTCTTACATATTCTGTAGTTGCCTTATTGAACTCTCTTATGACTCGTTTTTGCGTAGTATCAAATTCCATTTGTTTTTATTTAGTTGTTATTATTATTCTGTTACGTATATATTATCCGTTAGTGATCGTATTTAGTTTGTGAACTAACGATCTCTGAAAGATCTCCAATCGCTTATTAGCTCTTTTATTCTCTGTTTCATATTAGAAATATTTATCTAGTTCATACTCATTTTGTATTTCTATCTGGTTCATAAGTGATTTATCACTCCAGTTTTCAATTTCGTTCTCGCTTACCCACTCTGAAGTCTCTTTTGACTGGTAATATTCTCCAGCTACTAAAATAACTTCATCGTGCGTGAATTTTCTTTTCTTACTCATTACTATAATTCATCAATATTTATAATTTGTTCAACTATTCGGTTGATTCTTTGCTTATTCCACTCAAACTGCTCCTTGTGGTGCTCCATATCTGAGGCTGCCTGCTCTTTTAACATTTCCAATGCTAGTATAATTAAACTTTTATCCATTACTTATTTACTTTTTTAAGTGTTAATATTAAGGCATTTAACTTAGTCATCTGCTTCTTACCGATCGACGGAGTTAAAGCGATATACTGTTGTACACCTGTGCTTGTGCGAATCTGCTCTTGATAAGCACTGTTTCTTTCAATTGCCTCTTCTCTGAGGACTTCTTTGCGCTCCGAACGCTTCATTACTAATCCAGCCATTTGCTTTCTATTTAGTTGTTAATAATTTAGTGAAAGTGGCGGAATCGAACCAACCAGTAACCATTACCTTCTTGTGACTCTGAATCACCCGTGCTTTCGTATTATTTATAGTCGTTAAATGTCTCCAACACCGACTGTGATTTTCGCGTAGTATTAGAACGCTGCTTCATACTCTGCATCGATAGTCTCTTCTTCAGTAGAAGTTTCTTCTACCACTTCAGTTATCGCTTCAACGACTACTTCAACAATAGCGTCAACTCGCGAGATCATAGCGTCAGTACCACGAATACTCATTGGTACATTACCACTTGCTGTATAAGACTTATACTTGATCCAGCAACCTAGCGATTCCAGTGACGACTGCATGATCTTAAACGCTTTGTCATGATCGTAAGTGATGACATCACCTTTCTTGTTAGTAAATTCGATTACTTGATTTTTGCCAATTAGAGTTTGACGTACTACGAATCTTTTTGATTTTAAGATTTCCATAATTTAAAGTATTTAGTTAAGTTGTTAATTAGTTATTCGTTACGTATATATTATCCGTACTCTTTCGTATTTAGTTTGTAATTAGTTTTACTCGAAGAATATAAAACCTGATTCTAACGCTTTGATCTTTCTGGCTTCACAACCGCATGTCACTGACGTTACCTTCTCCTCGAAGAATTCGATTACTTGCGCAGACATATCTGCTTGGCATTTTTTACATTTAATTTCCATATTTTAGTTTTTAGTTATTTAGTTTCGTTACATATATATTATCCGTTAGCGTTCGTATTTAGTTTGTAAAAGTGGTTACTTTATTAAGTGGATAATTTTAGTTGGCAGTTACTCCGCCGAGCGTCTGCTTGCATAAATCTTACCGATTAGCGATTCCAGCGCTTCAATAATTCCTTCGTCGGTAACGTTTCCGTTGCGATATTGGTTTAACTCGTCGATTGTAGCGATAATTTCGATTTCCGTTAGCTTTTGCATAAGTTTGATATTTTTATTGGTTACGTATATATTATCCGTCGACGGCCGTATTTAGTTTGTAATACGAATATAGCTCGAATTTTAGTATATCGCACAGCGAGGTAATAGCTCGAGATTGTAAGGCTCTGCTTTAGTGGGAATGGCACTACAAAAAGTAGTTACAAAAACTGTGACATTAGCCTGTTAAGTATAGATAGTAACAGGCTTGTGTCACACTTTTGGTTTAGGTTTTATCACTGTATATAATACGTTAAATAGGTATAGCATAAAGAATGCAACTATGATTCGCACTTCCATTAGCGATGCAATACTCCATCGATCTCGTCATCTCGATCCATTTCAGCATTAGCGCGTTCTTCGGCTGATAGAAATGCCCATCCGATCATTGGTCCAGACTGGTCTATTGGTCTATCTTGAGCTGGAATACCCATTAGATCAGCTCTAGCTGACTTAAGGGATCTTATAGCTAGTGAATTAGCTAAAGGATTTGCATTGAGAGTCTCGATCTCACGGGTGATTTGTGATATTATATCCATATTAGTCTTTTTTTAGATCATGTAAGATCATTAGTAGTAACCCTAGTGCGAACACTGTGGGTATGAGTATTAGTAAATGCTGTGAATGTTGTAGTAAAGATTGATCTATCATCTCGCGAATGTTGGTAGGTTATTACTACATGTATACGACTTATACTTGATAAAGCAGTTCATAGTGTCGAACTTCACCTGATTCTTGTAATATACCTCGTCGTGATCATAAGTACAGTCAACGCCTTTCTTATTGGTGAACGTGATGATAGTCTTACTACCGATTAGTGATTTACGTATAACGAATCTTTTCGTGCGCATAGTAGGTTGATTTGAATTTTCCATAATAGTCTGATATTTAAGTTGTAGTCGTTCGTTCGATTACATATATATTATCTGTACGTAGTCGTATTTAGTTTGTATAAAATTAGCTTAGCTTTTGCTATTAATTAAAATCGTGGATCGGACGGGGTGGAGGGGATCGGGCCTGGTGGGGCTGGGTTGCGAATACGCGTTTTGGTATGGAGGGGGTGGGGGCCTGGGGGAGGGGCCAATACATCACCTATATATTTACAATAATTTTTTTTCAACGGGCCATAATTATATTATGTCTTTAGGTGTACTGTGACACAAGCCTAGTAAGGAATAAGAGTAACAGGCTACTGTCACACTAGTAAATAATCACATAACAATGTGACTATAGTATTTGAGACTAATCTAGTAATAAAAATACATTATGCCATTTAAACAAAAAGGTTACGAAGCCGGAGAAGGTACGGGTAAGAGATCAGAAGCACGTCAAGAGAGACGAACAGAACGTAAGGCTGAACGTGGGGAAAGAAAATCCGAACGTATTACTGCTCGTGGAGAAAGAAAGTCTGATAGACTTACAGCTAGAGCCGATAAACTTAAGGGTAAAGCTAGTGAAGTCAAAGCTAAATCTACTATTAAAGCTGTCAATGCTAGCCCAACTAAGACAGTCGGTAAGAAAATCGAAGTTAAAGCCAAAGCACCTATCTCTAGGGCTAAACCGCTTACTACTGCTAAGACAGTAAAGAAGGTTGCTACAAAAAGAGGTACGGGTAAAACGTATAAGTCAGCTTGGGAAGGTATGAGTGCAGAGAAGAAAGCTAAATTCACAGGTGGATACTCGGAATTTAAAGGCAAAGCCGTAGCTCATAACTCTAGAAAAGACAGTACAGGCGTTATGAAGTCAAAGCCAAAAAGCACAGGGCCTAAGAATAAATAATAGCTACAACAAAATAAAACCAAATGACTTATATTTACTACAAAACCAACACACTAGACACATCGGCAACTAACGTTACCGAAAGACAGACAAATGAGTGGAAGCACTTATCTGATAAAGCGAACTGGAGAATCACACAACTACCGAATGGGTACTACCAAACAGAAGTTAGCAAGCCCGAAGGTGAAAACCAATGGGTTGGCATCACGCGTAGAGCAACTATCGATGGAGCTGAAAGTGCTATCGATGGCAGTGTCGAACACTACAGTAAAAAACTGGAATTCATTGACGGACCAAAAGTAGTTAAGACTTTCTAGTAAACGCACACAATTTAATTAAATTCAATTCAATACATTATGGAGTACAATTTACCAAGCGAATTGGTTAAGCAGCTAGACTTCGGTCAAGACGCAGAAAATAAAATAATAGCTGGTGTTAATAAACTAGCAAAAGCCGTAAAGTCTACCTTAGGCGCTTCAGGAAAGTGCGTTATATACGAGGATGGACGCGGCCGACCGGTCATAACAAAAGACGGAGTAACCGTTGCAGAAAGCGTAGTCTTATTTGATCCGGTTGAAAATATGGGAGCAACCTTAGTAAAGGAAGCAGCTCGAAATACAGTAAGAGAGGCTGGTGATGGTACAACTACCGCCACTGTTTTAGTGGAAGCCTTGATTAGTTCTATACATTCCGCCGTCGCTGCGGGTGCAAAAATCAGAGATATAAAAGAAGGGGTGCTAGGTTGTCTAGCTGAGGTAATGGAGCATTTAGATTCTTCAGCTACCGAAGTAGATGGGGATATGCTTAAAGCTGTTTCTAGTATTTCCTGTAATAATGACCCTTTCTTAGGGAATATCATTGCGGAAGCCTACGATAGAGTTGGCAAGCATGGAGTAGTATTAATGGAAGAGAGTGAAACAGAGGATACTTATGTCGACGTTGTCGATGGTGTTCAAATTGACTGTGGCTTAACTTCACCTCACTTCATTACGAACACTGAGAAGCATGTAGCTGAGTTAGATAACCCGCTAGTATTAACGGTTTCTTCTGAGATACCTAATATACGTAAAATTCAGGGTATACTAGAGCACGCTATAAAAAGCAATCGTTCATTGCTAATAGTAGCACCAGTATCGCAGCAAGTTAAATCTGCCTTACTTATGAATAGAGTTAAGGGTAACATTAAGGTTAACATTATTGATGTCCCTGGTTTTGGTCCAACTAAGCCTGATGCTATAGAGGATCTAGCTTTACTAACGGGTAGTACTGTGATAAACGAAGAGTTAGGTGATGACTTAGATTTAATTAGCATCGACCATTTAGGTGAAGCTGATTTCGCTGTAACAGATGATAAGACAACTACTTTAACTTTAGATGAGGTTAAACCAGAGATCGAAGAGAGAGTTGCAGAGGTTCAGAAGCAAATAACAGAAGAGAAAAACGGGTACATAAAGAAGAGGTTAGAACAACGATTAGCCACTTTATCAGGTAGCGTAGGAGTTATAAAAGTTGGTGCAGATTCTAAGGTTGAAATGAAGGAAAAGAAGGATCGAGTGGAGGATGCTATATATGCAACTAAAGCTGCTCTCAAGGAGGGTATAGTAGCTGGTGGTGGAATAGCACTATTAGATGCATCGAAAAAAATTTCTCCCACTAACGTGGGTTACGGAGTACTGCTCCAGGCGATACGCTCTCCTTACCAAACTATCCTAGATAATGCAGGCATCGTAGCTTCTGCAGAGTTCCCAGCGGGGATGGGGATTGATGTTGTAACTGGGGATACCGTTGATATGGTTGATGCTGGTATAATAGATCCGGTTTTGGTTACAAAATCGGCGCTGAAAAATGCTGTAAGTGTTGCTTTAACTATAGTGTCCGCTGATTGTGTAATATCAAACGTAAGAGTAAATGAAAGCAATTAACGACTACATAATAGTAGATAAAATAAAAGAAGGCCACAAGAAGGTTAGTGGTCTACTACTCACGGATGATACAGATTCTGATAATAGATATAAAAAAGCTAAGGTAATATCGGCTGGTGAATTAGCGCAAGATATAGTGGAAGAGGGTTTTATTGTAATGTACGATATGCACGCTGGTCATGACATAGCTTTCAACGATAGTCTATATAGAGTTATAAAGCTTAGGGATATAGTACTAGTTGAGTAATGGCTAGGTTAACGGCTCAGGACCTTAAGGATTCACATTTCCTAAAGTACTACAGGTTGGTTCGGAAATGGGCATGCAAAGCTAACGACATAAAAGATGCTGATTTAGAGCTTTTAATATACTTAAACTGTTTAACTAGGTTCACTAGACACGACTTCATAAATGGGGTTTATGCTTATACTTGGGACAAGCACAGGTGGGAGAGGCTTAGAGAAGCTGGCTGGATCGACGCTTGGAGACACAGGAATAGAACCACTATAAAGTACACAGTCTATAAGACTTCCTTTAAGTGTAACCAACTAGTGAGTAGGATATATAGAATACTACTAGGTGAAGAGGATATACCGGTATCTATAAAGAACCCTTATTACGACAACAAGTCTTATACAGACAAGGTGATGAACAAGGCTATAGATGATATGATTAAAGATAAAGACAGATGAGTATATTAAACAAGGTATTTTCAGCGGGAGCTACAGGTTTGGTTAATGGCATAGGTAATGTGCTAGATAATTTGACTACAACTAAGGAAGAGAAACTAGAGGCTGAACGTAAGATAAAAGAGCTAGTACTCAAGCATGACTTAGAGATTCAGGAGCAGGTCACCGGTAGGTGGGAAGCAGATATGAAGTCTGACTCTTGGTTATCTAAGAATGTCAGGCCATTGGTTCTTGTGTTCTTAGTGGTATCAACAGTGTTAATGATATTCATAGACGCTGGAGTTATGGCATTCGATGTAGAGCCTAAATGGACAGACTTACTACAGTTAGTTTTAATAACAGTGATTGGTGCTTACTTCGGTGGTAGGTCATTAGAAAAGGCAAAAAGTAAATAACAATTAAATATAATACAATGGGTAAAGTAAAGAAGATGGTTGATTTAAAACCAAAAGCAGAGAAAATAACAGAAGAGCAATTAGAGCAGTTGCAAACAGCGGTAAACGATAACAACACTGTGCAGTTTCATATTGGAGCATTAGAGTTTCAGAAATATGAGATGATACACAAGCAAGTTGCCACTAAGTCCAAGATGCTAGAATTGCAAGCTATATTCAGTAAGGAGTATGGTACTTTTGACGTAAATATAAACGACGGGTCTATCAACTATGCCAAAGATGAGTAACCACTTAATTAGAAAGATCACTATAGGTAAGAACTACAAGAGTGATGCCATGCATTATGCTGTTGGTCAGAACGTCTATGGTGGTCATACGATATGCGATATACTAGAGGAGGAGACTAAGTACTCTATTTATATACGAAAGAATGATATAGTAATCCCATGGAAAGACTTTAACAAGAACATGGCTATATCAGTAGAGTATGACTTGGAATACTAATGAGGGGTTTATTCAACTTTATAGTATCTCCAGACGGGGAAAGATATAACAACTCGGTAAAAGTTGGTGATAAAGATCTTATTTTAAATACTGAGATCTTTAATCACCAGCATGTGAATAGGAATGCCATTGTATTAAAAACGCCAGCGTATACCGACTCTAAGATAATGGAAGGCGATAAAGTCGTGGTGCATCACAATGTGTTCAGGAGGTGGCACGATGTTAAAGGTGTAGAGAAGAATAGTAGATCGTTCATGAGTGAGGATGAGTATATAATTAGTGATGATCAAATCTTCTTGCACAAAACTAAGGATAGTGACGATTGGAGTGCTACTGATGGTTTTTGCTTTGTGCAACCACTTAAGTCTACTAAAGATTTTGACGTGGATACAGAGGAGCCTTTAATGGGTGTAGTAAAGTACACTGATGGTGTACACGAGAAGGGAACACTAGTAGGATTTACACCAGTTTCTAAATATGAATTTGTAATTGGTGGCAAGAGATTATATAGAGTTATGAATAAATTTATTACTATGACGTATGACTATAGAGGAAAGGAAGAAGAGTATAATCCAAGCTGGGCGCAAAGCTGTTGATGAATTAATAAAAGTGGCTGAGGAACCTATAGTGGATTCTAGCGATGACTTAACTGCTGACAAGTTAAAGAATGCTGCAGCGACAAAGAAGTTAGCTATTTTTGATGCGTTTGAAATACTAAATAGAATAGAGGAAGAGGAGAGGATTATAAACGATCTAGATAAATCTAAAAACGACGCGGGCAAATCTAAGTTTCAAGGCTTCGCTGAAGGGAGAAAAAGGTAATGTACGAACAATCGCTATACAAAGTAGTAGAACCCATAAAACTAACGACCATACACAGGTTGAACAAGGGTAAAAAATGGAACTACGGTTATAACAAAGAGAACGATGTTATAGTAATATCTAAGAGCGGACAGATAGGTGAGGTAGTTGAGATACAGGGATTGAAAGTAGCTCTACCTAAAGTACCTAAAGACGTTTTCTCTTGCTCTAAAGTAACCGGTAAGCAAAAGTGGAAGCAGTTCGCGCCTAATCCTGACTTTAAGAATATAAGAAACAGGTTTGACTGGGAGAACCAACCTAACGAATTTAAGGAACTACATTATAAATACATCGACGAAGAATTTAAGAGAAGAGACGAGGGTTTTTGGTTCATGAATAATGGTGTGCCAACCTATGTAACCGGTAGCTTCTATATGTACTTACAGTGGAGCAAGATAGATATAGGCGCCCCAGATTTTAGAGAAGCCAATAGGCTTTTCTTTTTGTTTTGGGAGGCATGTAAAGCTGATAACAGGTGCTATGGTATGTGCTACCTTAAGAACAGACGTTCTGGTTTTTCTTTTATGAGCTCAGGTGAAACCGTTAATTTAGCTACGTTAGCAAGTGATAGTAGATTTGGAGTCTTATCCAAGACTGGTGAAGATGCTAAGAAGATGTTTACTGATAAAATAGTACCTATAAGCATAAACTACCCTTTCTTTTTTAAGCCGATACAAGATGGTATGGATAGACCTAAAAGTGAATTAGCTTATAGGGTTCCAGCTAAAAAGTTTACTAGGAAGAGGATGGGTAAGGTTGAGGAAGTTGACGAAGAGAAAGGTCTAGAAACTACTATTGACTGGAAAAGTACTGGTGACAATAGCTATGATGGTGAGAAGTTATCCCTTCTTGTCCACGATGAAAGTGGTAAGTGGGACAAGCCTAACAACATACGAAATAACTGGCGAGTTACAAAGACTTGCTTGAGGTTGGGAGGTAGAATCATAGGTAAGTGCATGATGGGTTCTACTAGTAATGCTCTAGATAAGGGTGGGGCAAACTTCAAGAGGTTGTATGGAGACTCACAGGAAAGTAAAAGAAATAGAAATGGGCAAACTAAATCTGGCCTATATTCTTTGTTTGTCCCAATGGAATGGAACTACGAAGGATTTATAGATGAGTTCGGGCTCCCAGTGTTTGACACTCCAACTAGTGATGTATACGGGCCGTATGGTGAGCTAATAGAAACTGGGGTTATAGATTATTGGAATAATGAAGTTGATGGTTTAAAAGACGACCAAGAGGCTCTAAATGAATTCTACCGTCAGTTCCCTAGAACAGAGGAGCATGCCTTTAGAGATGAGACCAAGAGTAGTCTATTTAACTTAACTAAGATATACGAGCAGATAGATTACAATGAAGGCAATAGGAACTCGTCAGTCATAACCACTGGTAATTTCCAATGGGAGAATGGAGTTAAGGATACTAGAGTAAGTTTTAACCCAGACCCAAATGGTCGATTTAAAATTAGTTGGGTACCTAGTACCGGCATGCAGAATAACGTTATATTAAAGAATGGGGTGAAGTGGCCGGGTAATGAACACATGGGCGCTTTTGGCTGTGATAGTTATGACATTAGTGGTACTGTTGATGGTAAAGGTTCTAAAGGTGCTTTACATGGCTTAACTAAGTTTAGTATGGAAGATGCCCCAGCCAACACGTTCTTCTTGGAATACGTAGCTAGACCTCAGACTGCCGAGATCTTCTTTGAGGACGTTCTAATGGCACTTGTATTTTACGGGATGCCAATACTCGCTGAGAACAATAAACCCCGTCTACTGTATTATTTACGTAGGAGAGGTTATAGAGGTTTTAGTATGAACAGACCTGATAAGGTTTGGAACAAGCTTTCCGTAACTGAAAAGGAGGTAGGTGGAATGCCTAACTCTAGCGAAGATATTAAGCAGGCTCACGCAGCAGCGATAGAAATGTACATTAACGATCACGTTGGACACTTAGAGGATGGCACTTATGGTACCGTATATTTTAATGAAACACTAAATGATTGGAGTAAGTTTGATATAAACAATAGAACCAAGTTTGATGCTGCAATAAGCTCAGGCTTAGCTATCATGGCTTGCAACAGGCATATGTATAGACCCAACCCAGAAGTGAAGAGACAACCTTTAGGTATAAAAGTCTCCACATACGCTAATACCGGATTTAATTCAACAATAATAAAAAAGTAAGTTATGGCAGAGTCTGCGATAAATAATTTCCCTTCACAAGCGGTTAGTGATATAGAGAAAATGACTCAAGAGTATGGGTTAAAAGTAGCTAGAGCTATTGAGCACGAGTGGTTCTCTGGCGTAACGTCTAAACACAGCGGTAGTGCGGATGAGTTCCATAAGCTGAGGTTATACGCTAGAGGGGAACAACCTATACAGAAGTACAAGAATGAACTATCTATAAATGGTGATTTGAGCTACTTGAATCTGGATTGGAAGCCCGTACCTATAATTCCTAAATTTGTGGATATTGTGGTTAATGGTATGGCTCAGCGAACATACGACGTTAACGCTTTCTCTCAAGACTCTTATGGTGTCAGCAAGAGAACAGAATACATGGAGTCTGTATTAAGAGACATCAAGTCTAAGGAATATAACGACATGGTGCAGGAGGGTTTTGGTATGGATATATATGAGAACCAGAAAGAGACCTTGCCCGATACGGAAGAGGAGCTGGCTCTTCACATGCAGTTAAACTACAAGCAAGCAGTTGAGCTAGCTGAGGAGCAAGCTATAAATGTGTTAATGGAAGGTAGTAAGTTTGATTTAATCAAGAGGAGGAGTTTATACGATTTAACCACTATAGGTATTGCCGCTGTTAAGACCACGTTCAACTGGAGCGAAGGCGCTAAGGTACAATACGTGGACCCAGCAAATCTAGTTTACTCACATACCGAATCTCCATACTTCGATGACATATACTATGTTGGTGAAGTTAAGTCTATTCCAATGAACGAGTTAGTGAAGGAATTTCCTAACTTATCCGAGACTGATATATATGAAATAGTAGAAGGCTCTGGGGGTTCTGCGAAGTCAGTTAGAAGTGGCGGCGACAAGAATAAAATTGATGTGTTGTACTTTAACTATGTAACACATAAAAACAATACTTACAAAGTAAAAGAAACTGGTACAGGTGCCGATAAAGTAATAGAGAAAGATGATACCTTCAACCCACCTGTAGATATGGATGGCAACTACTCTAAGCTTGAAAGGGTTATAGAGTGTTTATACGAGGGTGTATTAGTATTAGGTACTGATAAATTACTAAAGTGGGAGATGGCTAAGAACATGCTTAGGACTAAATCCAACTTTGATAAAGTTAGAACGAATTATAGTATCGTTGCACCTAGAATGTATAACGGTAGAATAGAATCTATAGTTAGTAGAATAACGGGCTTTGCTGATATGATTCAGTTGACCCACTTAAAACTACAGCAAGTACTATCTCGTATGGTTCCGGATGGTGTATATTTAGACGCTGACGGCTTAGCTGAGATTGATTTAGGTAATGGTACTAACTATTCTCCGCAAGAGGCTTTAAATATGTTCTTCCAGACAGGTTCTGTTATTGGTAGAAGCTTTACCTCAGAGGGAGATCAAAATCCTGGTAAAGTGCCTATTCAGCAAATACAAAATGGTGGTGGTGGAAATAAGATTCAGAGTCTTATAACAACTTATAACTACTACCTGCAGATGATCCGCGACGTGACTGGGCTTAACGAAGCCAGAGATGCTTCCACTCCGGACAAGAATGCTTTAGTAGGTATACAGAAGTTAGCTGCCGCCAGCTCTAACACTGCGACTAGGCATATACTGCAATCTATGTTGTTGTTGGTGTCCGAGTCGGCTGAATCTTTATCACTGAGAATATCAGATATTATAGAGTACTCTCCAACGAAAGAAGCATTCATACAATCTATTGGGGCACACAATGTGGCTACGCTGGAAGAGATGAAGGAGTTGCACTTGTATGATTTTGGTATATTTATAGAATTAATGCCGGATGATGAGGAGAAACAGATCCTTGAGAATAATATTCAAATAGCTTTATCTAAAGAATCGATAGACTTAGACGATGTAATTGATCTTAGGAACGTTAGGAATGTCAAGCTAGCAAACCAACTATTGAAGGTTAAGAGAAAGAAGAAGCTAGAGCGAGATCAAAAGACCCAGCAAGAGAACATACAAGCTCAGTCTCAAGCAAATCAACAAGCACAACAATCAGCAGCTCAAGCGGAGGTTCAGAAGAATCAAGCTAAAGCACAGACTGATGCTCAGTTGGAGCAGACTAAAACTCAATTAAAGATTCAGTACCTACAGCAAGAAGCTCAAGTTAAAAAAGAGTTAATGCAGCTAGAGTTTGAGTTAAATTCTAGATTACAATCTGGAGAGAGAGAGCTGAAAGATAGACAGGAAACTATGAGAGAGGATAGGAAAGATTCTAGAGTGGATAAGCAAGCTCAGTATCAAAAAGATTTAGTAGATAAAAAAAACCAGGGTGAATCACTTAAAAAGTTTGAATCATCAGGTAATGATATAGTTGGAGGTGGAGCTGGACTTGACAAGTACTAGCACACTCATTTTTAAATTTTATAATATTTTATTATGGTAGAAGATCAAGTCACTGCAGTCGAAGAGGTTGTAGACGAATCGAAGTTTGAAAGCGCTGGAGATGATAACGTCATCAAGGTTGATTTAAGTAAACCACAAGCGGATACGGAAGATGTGGCGAAACCCGACGAAACTGAAGGGGCTATAGAAGAAGTCACGGAGGTACCTGAAGTGGTAGCTATAGCGGAGGTAGAGGACACTGTGTTGCAGGAAATAACCAACGATGAGGTTGAGGAAGTAGAAGCTAAAGTAGAGGAAGTGATAGCCGAAGCACAAGCTAGTGGAAAGCCTTTACCAGACAATATACAGAAGCTAGTAGACTTCATGGATGAGACTGGTGGAGATTTAAACGATTACGTGAACCTGAATAGAGACACATCGAAACTAGATGACTCCGAAGTGCTAGACGAATACTACAGTAAGACCAAGCCCCACCTATCAGCTGAGGAAAGAAATTTCTTGCTAGAAGATAAGTATGGTTTTGACGAAGACATAGACGATGACAGAGAGATAAGATCAAAGAAAATCGCTTTGAAAGAGCAAGTTGCTGAAGCGAAGGCCTATATAGACGGGCAAAAGTCTAAATATTACGAAGAGATTAAAGCTGGAAGCAAGCTCACTGAAGAGCAGCAGAATGCCGTTAGTTTCTTCGATCGTTACAATAAGGAATCTGAAGAGAATAAAAAACTAACAGATACTAACAAGCAAGTTTTTCAACAAAAGACTGACGATCTATTCAACGACAAGTTCAAAGGTTTTGACTATAGTGTCGGAGATAAGAAATACAGGTTTAACGTTAAAAACGTAGATGATGTTAAGACAAACCAAAGCGATCTTAATAATTTTGTCCAAAAGTTTTTGGGTGAAGATAATAAGATGAAAGACGCTAAGGGTTATCACAAGTCTTTATTTACAGCAATGAATGCTGATGCTGTTGCTCTACATTTTTATGAGCAAGGAAAAGCAGATGCAATCAAAGATACTGTAGCTAAAGGTAAGAACATCAACTTCGAAGCTCGTGGTACTCACGGTGAAACAAACGTAGGTGGCGTGAAAGTTAAAGTGTTAGGTGAAGGTTCAGATGATTTCAAATTCAAGATTAGAAAAAGAAATAATTAAACTTTAAATTAAAAAATTATGGCAATTACAAATCCAGGTAACTTACTAAACTCGGTTCCATCCGCAGTACAACAAGCTACAGCAGGAAATTATTTAGACTTAAGCGGCTCGGAGGGATGGGGTCAACAATACGTTCCAGATTTAATGGAGAAGGAAGCTGAGGTTTTCGGTCCAAGAACTATTTCAGGCTTCTTATCAAAAGTAGGTGCTGAAGAAGCTATGACGGCTGACCAAGTTATATGGTCTGAGCAAGGTCGTTTACACTTGTCTTACAAAGGTAAAATTGCAACTAGTGACACTACCGCGGGTGCGAATGCAGGGCAAGGAGCAACCACTAAAGTTACCATACAGGAAGATATGGATGGTTTGGCTAAGACTACCGATCATGGTATTAGAGTTAATGACACTGTAATTATTGCGAATGCCGCTGGTGTTCACAAATGTCTAGTTGTTACAGCAGCTGCGAACACAGCTACTATTGACGTTGCTCCTTATGGATCAGCTAACATAGCGGATAGTACAGTATCTAAATCGTGTACTATATTAGTATACGGTTCTGAATATGGTAAAGGAACTTCTTATATGACAGGTGGTGCGGCTACTACTCAACAAGAGTCTAGAGGTGCGAATGAACCTTCATTCAAGACTTTCTCCAACAAGCCTATCATAATGAAAGACTACTACGAAGTATCAGGATCTGATGCATCTCGTATTGGTTGGGTTGAAATAGCTTCTGAGGAAGGTGCTTCTGGTTACTTATGGTACTTGAAAGCTGAATCTGATACTAGAGCTAGATTCACTGATTACTTAGAGATGTCTATGTTAGAGGCGGAGAAGAACGTTGCTACTTCAGTTGCTGATGGTAGTAATATCATCCCAGGTTCTGTTGCAGATGCTGCAGGTACTGTAGGTACTGAAGGTTTATTCTCAGCTATTGAGTCAAGAGGTAATGTAACTTCTGGTATATCCGGAGTTAATGCTGCCACTGATTTAGCTGAATTTGACGCTATCTTAGCAGAATTCGACAAGCAAGGAGCAATTGAAGAGAATATGATGTTCGTGAATAGAGCTTCTTCTTTAGCTATTGACGATATGTTAGCTTCTATGAATTCTTACGGTGCTGGTGGTACTTCTTATGGAGTGTTCGACAACGATGAGAATATGGCTTTAAACTTAGGTTTCTCTGGTTTCCGTAGAGGATCTTATGACTTCTACAAGTCTGACTTCCGTTACTTAAATGACCACGCTACTCGTGGAGGTATTAATGCAGCTAACGCCGCTAATGCAATCCGCGGGGTATTTGTTCCTGCTGGAACGACTAGTGTTTATGACCAATCATTAGGTAAGAACCTTAAGCGTCCTTTCTTACATGTTCGTTATAGAGCTTCTCAAACTGATAATCGTAAAATGAAAACTTGGACTACTGGTTCAGTTGGAGCTACTACATCAGCTTTAGATGCTATGCAAATCCATATGTTAACTGAGCGTTGCTTAGTTGTACAGGGTGCAAATAACTTCATGTTAATGAAGTAGTAATATTAGGCTGGAGCTTCGGCTCTGGCCTTTATTTTTTTTTAATTTATATTATATTATATTATGGCTAAAGCTAAAAAAACCGTTACTGCACCTAAAGTGAGTGTAGAAAACGAAATACCTGTAGTAGAAACTCAGGTTAAAGAATTTATAGAGGTACAAACCACAGGAACAATGGTTGACGCTAAACCTAAGTGGGAACTTAAGGACAGGGTTTACTACTTGAAGGGCGATAAGAAGCCTCTATCTAGAATGATAAAATCAGCTAACATATATCACTTTGATGCTGATATGGGTTACGAGAGAGAATTGATGTATTGTCAAAATCAAATGACTCCATTTGTTGATGAAATGAAGGGTGACCAAAGGTTGGAGCATATAGTATTTAATTCGGGTACTTTGTTTGTACCAAAAGAGAAGACTGTACTACAGAAGCTTTTATCCCTATACCACCCACATAAAGATCAATTATTCTATGAGCACAAGCCAGTAGAAGTAGCAGCGGACCAATTGGATTGGTTAGACCTGGAGGTTGACGCACTTATTGCGGCTAGGGATCTAGATATAGATATGGCTGAGGCCGTGATGCGTGTAGAGCTTGGCTCTGAAGTATCTAAGATGAGTTCTAAGGAACTTAAAAGAGATTTATTATTATATGCTAAAAGAAATCCAGCTCTATTCTTAGAGTTAGTTAATGATGATAACGTACAGCTAAGGAATTTTGGTATTAAAGCAACTGAACTAAACATTATAAAGTTATCATCAGATCAAAGACACTTTATGTGGGGATCTAACGATAGAAAACTTATGACAGTTCCGTTTGATGAACACCCGTACTCTGCACTTGCGCAGTGGTTTAAAACTGATGAAGGTATGGACGTATATACTAACATTGAGAAGCGGTTATCATAACCGTTTCTTATAATACTAAATAAGCACAAACCTTAAACCTTAAACTGTAAACCTTAATTCACGAACAATTATTAATTATTAAACAAAAACAAAATGGGAGAAACTTTTGTAACGCTGATCAAAGACGCGAACGAAAAGTTTTGTGGACCAGCATCTAACTTTTTAGGTTTAAAGTGTGATGGTGCAGGTTCTATGAAACTTAGGTTTGAAGATGTTGATGGAAGCGCCGCAGCTACAGTTATTGATATAACTGTAACAGATACTGGGGGACACGGTACTGAAATGAAGAGAGTTTGCCAAGTCATTGCTAATGCTATGCAAGGCTACGGTATTCAAGGAAAATTTGTGAAAATCGCAGATACCTTAGCGGGTAAATTTATTCACGCAGATATACTATCGGTTGACGCCGTAGCGTAATCATAAAGCTATTATAATATGAAAGCAGAAAATTATTTATACTTTGCAGTCGATGGTGACAACGATACGGATAAAGATTGTGCTATGTTTCCAGCTTCTAATTTTAGAGGAGCTGTAACTATGTCAAGTACTACTGTTGAATTCTTTTTCACTCCACAAGATGGAACTGGAACAACGGCTAATGGTGTATTAATGACACATGCCGATATTGCTAGTAACGTAACTGATGGGTCATCACCCTACGGAAATGATGTACATTATACTGTGATGGAAAAATTCTGTCAACTAGCAAGTGCGAATAGAGCTAATACTAATAATTTCACGGTGGTGAAGGACTTGAATGGTAATTTACCAGCAAATGAAGGCGCTATTAGTGCTACTGGATTATCTGAAGTAACTGCGCTAGCAATAACAATAGACTAAGATATGGAGAATTATTTATATTTCAGAAAAAATAGACCAGTCTCCGCGTCAGTAACGCTGCCAGCGGCTAGACAGAATTGCCCTGCTTTTGCAGCGGCTGATATTGGAGCCATTGCAGGTAACGATAATATTAGCGAAATTGCAGCAATATCTATTAAATCACTTGATGGTGGTGGAACTGGGAACTATACAGTTTTGTTTACACCAAAGGTAATAACACCGACTTTGGCTTACAGTTCAGTAGCTTTGCCTGTTGCAACTAATAGTGTTCACTGGGTAGAACCGTCTTCACAGGCTTACGAAAATGGTATTTTAACTTTAGATGCCAGTGGCGCAGCTGGTGGTTACACTTTAGACACTGGTGACATTGTTACGGCTTATTGGAAAACAGGTTTAGAAACAGCTTGCTTATATCCAGTTAGTGCCTTGAAAGGTATGGTAGCGGCTAGTGACACGAGTACTGTATTACATTTTGCTTCTATTCTTGGTGATGCTACTGACGATGTTTTAACATTTACTCATGGTTCTTTAGAGTTTGAAGCTTTTGCTAAAATGATAAATGACGCTTGTAATGCTTATCCTAATGATGGTAGAATTATCAAAGTTTATGATGGACATGATGGAGTTGTTTCACATTTAAACCAAAATGATTTAAGTGTAACATTAATGGAGTATGCCTCAGAAGGTGGCGCTGCAGGTATGGCAACATAATATCTAGCATAACTTATAATACTAATAGCCATCCTTGCGGGTGGCTATTTTTTTTGCCTAATAGTAACTCCTTCTTTTACTATGTAACTATAATATTGTAAAATAGTATGGTATGAAATCAACAGGACTAGGCGATACAATAGAGAAATTCACAACATTTACAGGTATAAAAACTTTAGTAAACTTGATCATCAAAGAGAGCGAGTGTGGATGTAATAAAAGGAAGGATTGGTTAAACAAACAGTTTCCTTATAAATTAAAAGAAGATGGCGATAAGCATAGATAACGTTTACCAACAAGTTTTAGTTATAGCTAATAAAGAGCAGAGGGGTTACATAACTCCTCAGGAGTTTAATCTACTAGCTCGTAAAGCTCAGCTAGATGTATTTGAAAACTACTTCAGTGATTTAGATGCTTTTAGAAAGAAGCCAGGCAATGATACCGTGTATGCGGATGAGATAGATTCTATACAGGAGAAAATAGACGTACACGAAAAGTTTTCTAAGTTTGTTGTTATAAACTCTACTGGCGCTGGCGTACTACCTTCGAGTTATAAAATGGGTAGGTTAAACTACAATAGCAACTCCCAAGAGGTTCTAGTGACAGGTTCTAATCCAAACAGTGGTTATGGTACTAATACGTTAACTATAAGTGTAGCGGCTAGCTCTCTTGGTCCAATAATAGGTAGTGAAGTTTACTCAACCGCCACTGGCTCACTGATAGGAGTTGTGTCTACCCCTTCTGGATCTACTATAGTAGTTGCTACAACCTTGACCGTATCTAATGGCTACATTACGATAATACCAAGTAGGAGCGTTGGTAACTACAGGGAAGTACAGCTAGTTAGTCAAAACAAGTTGAGTAACTTTATGAACTCTGGTAAGTTAAACCCTACCGATAAATATCCTGTCTATGTAAAAACGTCAGGCACAGGCATACAAGTGTATCCTACTAGTCTAGTTGGGGTGGTGTGTAATTATATATCTAAGCCAACTGATCCTAAGTGGACTTACGTAGTCGTAAACGGTAAGGCTTTATATAATGCTTCAGATTCTGGAGCACAGGACTTTCAATTACACGAATCAGAAGAGAGCACATTGACAAATAAGATATTAGAATTGGCTGGTATAGTTTTAAATAAGCCAGGTCTTTCTGAGGTTATACTCAGGAACGAACAAATGAAAGAGGCTAAAGAAAATAGATAATTATGGGGTTATTAGATGGGATTACACAGAAAACGTATCACGACTCGGTAGTAAAGGGTGATTACCAATTCGTATCACTAGATGATATTATAGGTTCATTCCTTGCTGTTTACGTGGGAGAGAACAAGATACTTAACAAGGTTAGTAGAACTGATGTGCAGTTTCACGGCATGAGAGCCATACAAGAATTATCATACGATGTTCTTCGTTCTCACAAAGCTTATGAAATAGAAGTGCCTAGCACTTTAGTTATGTACCTACCTCAAGATTACGTTAACTACACTAAAATAGTTAGAGTAGATTCTAATGGTATTGAAAAGCCCCTATACCCTACGGGCAAGACGTCAAACCCGTTTCCTATAAAGCAAGTGGATGGTGTGTACCAATTCACGGACAGCACTAGCTTGGAAGCTCAAGGCACCGATGATACACCCACTAACCCTCACACTTCAGGTACACGAAGCAGCTTTAGCACTATCCCAACGTCTAATGTAAATAAAGATTCAGATGACACAGATCATTCAAGGCTCGACAATAGAGGTAGGAGGTACGGTTTAGACCCTCAGCATGCTCAAGATAATGGTACATTTTACATAGACAATAGCACTGGGTTTATACACTTTAGCTCTAGCCTAGCTGGGCAGACTATCACATTGAATTATGTTAGTGATGGATTAGGTACCGATGGTGAGATGCTGGTTCATAAGTTTGCTGAGGAAGCAGTGTATAAACATATCATGTACGGTTTAGTATCCAGTAGGTCAGGTGTGCCCGAGTATGTAGTTCAAAGATACAAAAAGGAAAGGTTTGCAGAAACTAGAAAAGCTAAGATTAGACTTTCGAATATAAAAATGGAAGAATTCACTCAAGTACTAAGAGGGATCAGTAAACCAATTAAGTAGTAGTTTATGTCAGAGATAAAACACACGTTCCAAGCTGGAAAGATGAACAAAGACCTCGATGAGAGGTTAGTTCCTCGAGGAGAGTATAGAGACGCTTTAAATATAGAAGTCAGAACGTCTGACGGTAGTGATATAGGTACAGCCCAAACTTTATATGGCAATAAAGAGAGGGTCCACGACGATAGATTCACTGCTGTAAACCCAACTATTAACTGGTATGGCAAACCTAGTAGATTCGTAGGATCTACCACTGATAGCAAAACAGACAGGGCATACTTTTTAATAGCCTCACCTAACCCTGGTAATTTTGATAAAGATAAAGTGACCGAACTTAAGTCATACAAGGATTTAATAGTCATGTATGACGGTGTAACTAAGACTATCAAGCCAGTTGTTACAGATGTTTTTAGAGTAGAATGCCCATTTTCGACTGCTATGTATGATGATACCGTACAAGGTGATGTTGCCATTCCTTACGACTACATAGATGTTAGTTCTTCACTAGGTGAGTTGTTGAGACCTGGTATGCTGGGTTTTAATATTACCGATTCGGTAGCTAGTTCTCGTAGTTTTGTTATTAGAGAAGTTAGGTTTTTAAAGCCAACCGCCACCAGCGCCCCACGTTTTAGAGTGTTTTTTACAACTATGATAGTAGGTTTGCTAGATGCCGGCACTTGGGTATTTGTGGCTGATAAAGTCTTGAATTTTACTAGTGATGATAATAGCAGCAATTTAATAACAGGTATAAATGTGCTTGATAACCTGCTATTCTGGACGAATAACAAGTCTGAACCTAAGAAGGTAAATATAGATAGATGCACTACCGCAGCGTCCCCTCAGGCATGCACAGATAGTAATGCTTGCTACATTTTTAGAGAGGGTTTTGACCTCCACTCCAGGTTGAAGGTTGTAAACCCAAGCACAGGTTTTTTAGAGTATGCTATCAAAGAGTCACTAGACCCTGGGTTAAAAGAAGAGCACATAACCGTCATTAGAAGAGCACCTAAGACATCACCAAAATTAAAGATGTCCTCCTTTGAGGACGGTATCGATCGTGATATTACTGGTACTGTTATTAATAATTTTGTAGATTTCAATGGTAACCTGCTTGAGGTAGGGGCAGAAGTGGAGGTGGTTATAAACGACGTAGATCCAACATCTACCGACGAAGAAGAATCTATTAACGGCCAGTATTCTATTGGCCAACTCGTATTGCTAGAGAACGATAATGGTATTGGTACTGGGAAGACAATAAGAACTACTGTAGTAAGCAAGCGTTATGTCGCGGCTGAAAACAAATACAAGCATACCTTAGTAATAAATAGTATAAATCAAGAAATAGGTAGCTCAGATCAAGACTGGGATACTAGCTTAGAGCAGAGAAAACCTTTCTTCGAGTTCAACATGGGTAGGTTCTCCCACCGATACAAGTACCAAGACGGGGAGTATTCTACTTTTGCCCCATGGTCTGAGCTAGCTTTCCTACCTGGAGAACAAGATTACATACCATCTAAAGGCTACAACCTAGGTATGGTGAATACCCTTAGAAGTTTAAAAGTCACTAACTTCATAGCTAGAGATTACCATGAGCTTGACGATGTTGTTGAGGTTGATATTCTATATAAAGACACAGTATCTCCAAATGTTAGGGTGGTTAAGTCTATTAAAAAAGGTTTAGATCCTGAGTGGGACACAAATAATAGTAGTAACACTGGCGTAGTTAGAATATCATCAGAGATGATGCATCGAACCTTGCCCTCTTCCAAGATATTAAACGCTTGGGACAACGTGCCTAGGTTATCTAAAGCTCAAGAGGTGACTGGTAATAGATTGGTCTATGGTAACTACTTACATGGCTACAACGTAGAATCAACCGTATCGGTCAACCCTAGTGTACTAAGCGTAGACCACTTAGGGCTTGGTGGTGAGGACAACAATCAATACTTATCACCTATAAAGTCACTAAAATCAATTAGAGATTACCAGGTGGGTGTAGTGTTTGGGGATAAATATGGAAGAGAGACACCAGTCATAGGTATTGGTGGTAGCACAAGTGGAGTGAATACCACACCATCAAGTGTTTCTGTAGGCAAAGTTAATTCTTCTAGCGTTAACCAACTGCAAGCAGAACTACTATGGGGCAATAAAGGGCCAGATAGTTGGATGGAGTATTATAAGTACTACGTTAAAGAAACAGCGAACGAGTACTACAACCTAGTTTTACATAGATGGTATAATGCCGAGGATGGAAACCTATGGTTAGCATTCGCTTCAGCTGATAGAAATAAAGTAGACGAACAAACATATATCACGCTTAAGAATGAGCATGGGTCTGAAGACCCTGTAGTGGACAATGCTAGGTACAAGATATTAGCTATTGAAAACGAAGCCCCTGATTACATTAAGATAACTTCCAATTTATTAGGTTCTAAGGTTTTCGAACAGGATGATAACGAATTAGACATTGTGGCAAGTACAGCTATTATAGTCTTTGGGCAAAGTATTGACAATACTTGGGATAACCTCTCCCTCGCTGGTACTGGTTTCGCTAGGATTAGGGCTACTCTGGATAGTGTGGAAACAGTGGTTTCTAAGTGGTTGCAAATAAGCTCCGTAACGCTCAATACTGACGGTACTATTTTGAACATAAAGACAATAGAGCCTTGGGGTGCTTCTGGCGAGCTTTGGAATCTACTTGGTACTACGTACAACAACCCAAACATTGTATGGAGTGTAGAAGCAAAAGATAGTGTAGTACAAAACAAACCTGAGTTTGATGGTAGATTCTTTGTTAAGGTACTTAGAGACACTGTTCTATCAGATAAAGTAGCTGGCTTTGGCGAGAGCACTACTAACTATAACGTAGTAGATTTATTCAACTTTAGAAGTGTGTACACCAAGGGTGAGACCAACCCGGCAAATAATGACTCTAATTACCAAGGGGATTATGCAGGTGAACCAAGCCCTGTAAGCGGAACGCCCTCCACTACTAATTACACAGGTTATACCTGGAATTTTGATGAAGATGCTGAATTTATGCAATGGGAGGAACACGATGACTCAACTGGGTTAAACTTTGCTGATGGATGCGGTAACGTAAGCAGTAATACTCGTGAGTTTTGGCAGTACACAGATTACTCTACTGATGGCGGTTGGATAATAGACGAATCTTATCAAGCAGTTAGTGGGAGTGGGGTTTATGTTAACGATCCAAACGGAGCAGCAAAGAAAGGTCTTAGACGTGAAGGTAGCATATCTAAAATAGACTTCAGCTCTACAGAGAGTGGTAAAGTTATATCAACTGAGGCTTTAGCTTTTAAGGCGGGTATGAAGGCTGGGGCGCTGTTCAGGTTCGCATCAGACCCACTTAATGAAGTATATAGGATAACGGAAAATGACGATAAAGGATGGAGGTCTAACTTCCACCAAGAAAGGGTAATTGGAGGCGAGTGTGTCAAGTGTAGCACAAAGAGTGATTCTACTAGAGGTTCTCATTGCTTTAGAGCCACGTTTACTATTAGCTTTTTAAATATAAGAAACAACCAACCATTAGACACTGATATATGGGATCCGAGGAGTGCACTTAAACATGATGGTACTAGCACCTCGAAGATACTATTACTAGAACCTTCCTTCGATGACGGCGCTAAGTTAGACTTCGCTGATGGTAATGCCATATGGGAGACTGAGCCTAAGGAAGACGTGGGCTTAGACTTATATTACGAAGCAACCAATGCTATACCTATAAAGTTATCACAAGGAAACATAGAGTCATACTGTCCTACTAAATCAATAACTACCGTTAACAGACCGGGGGCTTCTTCTAACCCAGTTAATACTGGTGGGTATAATAACCTATCGGTGCTCTCTAGTGTTAGAGACGTAGTTGGCTTAGGTGATTCTACCACAGGGGTAAGTCAAGGCTTGCAAGTGGAACCTAGCAGGGTAGCTATAGGTGATACATTAAGCTTTATGCACTCAAATAGTGGGGTTACTAGAGCTTTAGTAACGGATCACATGTTTCCAATACCACTGTATTCTAACACTTACTATGGCGAAGGGAAACCAGCTCCTGCTGGTAGTTTTGCAGGTGAAATTGATTCAACGGCAACGTACAAGTCGTCTACGATACTAACAGTTGATTGCGTTTCAGTTCCTGTAGTGCTTACATTGGGCTGTACTAATCCTCTTGCAACCAACTACGACCCACAAGCAAATGTAAATGATTACGATTGTAACTTCCTTGGAACTGACTACGACGATGACACAGTAATAATTAGTGGCTGCACGGATACTACAGCAGTTAACTATGATCCAAGTGCAAACGTTAGTGACAACAGCCAATGTGAATACTTTCATTGCGATGCTGATAATATATATTCCCCACCGAACGTTGGGTGTACATGGAATGGTAGCGCAAATGGTACTGGAGTTGATGGTATTGTAATTGAACGTACGAATCTTTTTAATGGTGAATACGAGGGTCTTATGGTGGCTCTTGAAGACGGTGGTATGAGTGCAACGGAATATCCTTACACATACGCAAACTGGCAGCATTATTACACCTACGAAAACGACACAGAAGAGAGGATACCTGAAATCCTTGAGTTAGCGATTATTTATAATATATATGATACATTACTGGAGAATGAAGACTTCACTCCTTTCTCTACCATAGGTAATACGTCGTTGGGTATGAATGGCGATCCGGAAAGCGCACAGGATGATTACTGGTCCTCTACTACGCAAAGCAGTTTCAAGAAGTATATATGGGATGGGAACGTCGGTGCAAGTTCTTTTGCTCCTGGTAATAAAATAGCCAACACCACAAATAGGTGCGGGGTACGTGGTGTTATACCGTTTAAGATTGAAACTACTACAACCCCAGGTTTAAATAGTGGTAATAGATCCAGTATGGGTTTATCAATCGACGGTGGGGCTTTCGACGGTTTTGATACTAACGATGGAGCTATTTGGCAAGCTATATCAGCGACCAAAGGCGGTGCTGTGTTTGGTTTACCATTAGGTATGTTTGTAACGAACATAGCTACCAACGGGTCATTAAATTACGTAACCACCGGTAGTAGTGTCATCGAAGCGGGTGACTACTCTATAAAATTCCAAAAAGTAACTGGGTACTATAAGTTAGGTACTGATGTGTATCGAAGTAAGACTACTCTACCTTGGTTCAATTGCTATTCATTTGGTAATGGCTTAGAATCTAATAGGGTAAGAGATGATTACAACGCGCCTCAAATAGATAACGGAGTTAAGGTGTCTACATTATTAGATTCTTATGGTGAGGAGAGAAGGTCCAGTGGTATGATCTACTCAGGTATATACAACTCTACCAGTGGTGTTAATAGCTTGAACGAGTTTAACATGGCTGAGAAGATTACCAAAGACTTAAATCCTTCACATGGCTCTATACAAGTATTGAAGAGTAGGGATACGAATGTATTAGCCTTCTGCGAGGATAAGGTATTTAAGGTGCTAGCTAACAAAGATGCTCTTTACAATGCTGATGGTAGCGTAAACTTAATAGCCTCCAACAGGGTACTAGGTAATGCTACAGCCTTCTCTGGGGAATATGGTATATCTTCAAATCCAGAGTCGCTAGCCGTTGATGGTTATAGAATGTACTTTGCAGATAAACATAGAAATAAAGTTTTAAGATTATCTCAAGACGGGTTAACACCTATATCAGATATTGGTATGACCTCTTGGTTTAGAGATAATTTAAACCACAGGAGTAGTGTCAATAAGCAGGAGTTGGTGGGAACTTTTGATGAAGTCAAAGGAGAGTACAACCTATCTCTAAGGCACTTAGCTACTAATGGTGATACAAACATAGGATTAGCTGATATAACAGTCTCTTTCAACGAGAAGTCTAAGGGTTGGTCTAGCTTTAAGTCATTTGTACCTGAGGTGGGTTTATCTATAAACGATGAATATATAACAGGTAAGGTAGCTAGGCTTTGGTCTCATCACGATAGCTCAGTCAATGCTAATACTTTCTATGGAGATGGATTAGTTCCTTCAACCATAGACGTACTATTCAACGATAGTCCAGGTTCTGTAAAAAGTTTCTTAGCTATGAACTATGAAGGTTCTCAAGCTAAGGTAAAAGAGTTTACAACGCAAGAAGTAGGTGGTCAAATATACAACGATGGTGAGTTTTATAATTTAACTAGTAAGACAGGTTGGTACGTAGACTCATTTAACACTGATCTTCAAGAAGCTCAGGTGCCAGACTTTAAACAAAAAGAAGGTAAATGGTTTAACTATATATCTGGTGTAGAAACTAATAAAAACAACTTGGATACTAGTGAGTTCTCTGTACAGGGTATAGGCGTGCTCGGTTCGGCTACATCCGTGCCTATTGACAGAGTAAAATTAACGGTAAGAGAAAATAACGATTAATATGGGATTAATAAATTGCAAGATTGTAGGTGAGATTGTATTGGAGCAAACGCCGGGAGTTGGTGATATAGCTCCGTATGAGCTGTATATAATACCCGATGATGATTACGTTATCGCAGCTAGTGACTTCACGGATAATACATTCGATACGTTCTCAAGCTATGTAAATGGTATTATAGACTTTGGAGATACCGGTAAGTTAGAGATGGTTGATACAGTTGCTGCCTACGGAACTGACAACAAAGTTAAGGTAACTGTAAATCTATACCCTGATTATTCTATAGCGGAAGACACAACCATTATCATAGACATAGATGGTACTGCGTTAATCGGGGCTCCGGTAGATTGGACATTAAGATTATCAGACTTGGTAAATACTATTGGGATTAATCCATATACTCTTACTATTGTGCCAGAAACCGACATTAACATGAGTGCTACACAGCCTCTAGGGGATCTTGTAAATTCTAATATTCCCGATTTGCTGGCAACGGGTAATTACCGGGATTTTACAGCTAGAAGTACCGTAGACGTAGAAATTAAAATAGCCACCGGTATAGTACAGGCAGCTCCCCAAATAACAAGTGGATACAACGAGAATTCAGGCTTCTACATCATTCATTCTGGTGGTGGTTCTAGCCTAAATATTTACAACCCTTATGCATTTATGGGGGTTACCGGGTCAGGCTTCAGGTTAGAGGTTGATGAGTCTGGCAGTGAGCTCGCCGAGTTCGAGGGAGTCGGTGAGCAGTACGTAAAGCAGAAATTCTATATATTCTATAAACCCTCATCTGTAAATCCAATAGACGCTGTTGACTTCTGCAGACTCAACGCTGTTAAATCGAGTCCTACTGCATTTGTTGATCCACTACGTCAATTAGTTGTTAGTAACATAACCACAAACTTGGGTTCACTACCTAGTGGTAGCTTCAACGTAATACCTAGTAGCGGTATAACATTGAGCGATACGCCTATAGTGAAAGTGTATGGTACGCCTGGGGCTAGATTCAAGGTTGAGCTCGTGGAATCTAGAGTTGTTGAAGGTTTAAGTAATAATAGAGCTACTAACGACGGCGCTGTAGATTATTTTGGGGGTATCATACCTGACATGCCAGTCGGCTTAACCATCATGCCAAAGAATGGAATCTATTCTTTTAAGATGCCCACTATAGCATCACACACAGGCACAGGTTGGAAAGAGTTTGAAATGAAGGTAACCGCTGAGCCTGGAACTACCATAGGACCTAGGGCCGTTAAGGTCGGCGGTAAATCTACTAATATAGGTCTTAGTAAATCCACAGTAACTAACACATTCTATCAATACCCTAAAGTTAACATAGAATTTGAAGTAGTACTTCCTAGTGGCTTGGGGGAATATGAAGATACTTATACTAGCGATGATCAACTACCTAATTTTGGTGGTACTGGTAGTGGCAAGTACGGTGTACCTATGATGCCACCATCCTCAGATAGTAGACTACCTGATTCAACTAGAACTATCAATTTCGAGATACGTTTAAAGAAGTTGGGTGGAGCATTCTCTCTAAGTGAAACTTTCAGTAAATCTCATTTTGTAGCTACTGAGAGAGATAACAAGGACTTGGTTAGGTTTTCAAAACTTAAAGCACGCATTGGGCGAGGCTTGTCTGACACTACTAGTACTGCTGCTACGATATTTGGTACTATAAAATGTAACAGGTTTGGTTTCGTTAACCAGACGTACACACTAGATTTATCTAAAATATTAACATTCGCTTAAACAAATACTATGCCTAATATAACGCTAACATTCACTAACGACATAAATGTATCTGCGCAAGTTGGAGATACAATTTATAGTTGTGAGCTCACCGCTCTGGGTGGGTTCGATACATCAACTTCAGACACTGACAATAGCAACTTAACTGAGATAGGTACTATAAGTGCTATTAATGCGTCGGCAAAGACTATAACATGTTATTCACCTACTATAACTACAGAGACAGAACCATCGGTAGGTAATTTTATATTGTTTAGCAAGGACAATATAGTGAACGTGGCTTCACCTCTAGGTTACTATGCTCAAGTCAAATTTAAGAACGATTCTACAAAGAAGAGTGAAATGTTTTCAGCGGCTTGCGAAATATTTGAAAGTAGTAAATAAAGCTTTATGACTGTGATTATATATGAGTAAATCAAATATAATTATATGCTTAATAATGAATTGTCAAAAGCCGACAGTGGAGAGGTGGCTTTAAATACCAGAGAGCAGATACAGGGACTACAAAACTTCCTAGTTGATAATGCTGACGAAGTTAATATAGTTACTCATCAAAACTCTGACGCGTTCCCATTAGAGCATTCATTCGCTGATGGCATATACGTTAGGCAGATGAAAATGAGTAAAGACAGTTTAGTTGTCGGAGCTATACATAATCATTTACATGTGTGGTTTTTATTGTCTGGATGTATTACAGTAGCTACAGAGGAGGAAAGTTTAGAATACATAGCACCATGTTATGTATTATCTACACCTGGAACTAAGAGAGTTATATACGCAAACGATGATTCTATATTTGTTAACGTACATAAAAACCCCACTAACTGTGAGGATATAGAAGAACTAGAGCGAGAGATCGTCTCAGCAACATTCGAGGAATATGAAGAATACATTAATAAAAACAGATAAGATATGAGTTTTCTAATAGCAGGAGCAGCAGTTAGTTTAATAGGCGCAGGAATAGGAGCTAGTCAAGCAGCTAAGGCTCAGAGGAAAGCTGAGGCTGATGAAAAACAGAAGAGGTTAGAGATGGATAGGTTGAAAGGTGTTTACTCAAACCTAGACACTAGTAACCCATTTTTAAACATGGAGAATACTATGGAAGACTTAACGGTTAACCAGCAACAAGCCCAGATGATCAACCAGCAAGGACAGCAACAACGAGCTAATATAATGGGGCAAATGAAAGGAGCCGCAGGTGGTAGTGGCATCGCAGCACTAGCCCAGCAAATGGCTCAGTCAGGTCAACTAGCCTCTCAAAGATCAGCAGCTAGTATTGGTAGTCAAGAATCCACTAACCAAATGGCTACGGCTAGGCAAGCGGGATACATACAGAATAAAGAAAGACAAGGTGAGGTCCAGTCTAGGCAGATGAAGAAAGATCAGGTTGGAACTTTGTTGGGTATGTCACAGCAAGAGACAGCCGCAGCTAGAAATCAAGCGGCAATGGCAGAGCAAGCTAAATGGAGCGCTATATCTGGTGGCGTAGAAGGTGTGGCTAGCGCAGCTACCTCGTATGCAACATCTGGATTAACGTAGTAAAGACTAAATAAATTATGGCAGTAGATTCAACATTAATATCGGGAGCTTATAAAGCTAATAAACCACAGGGTGTTATTGGTAATAAAGAAATAGCAAATATAACAGGGTCAATAACTAAGGGTTTGAATACCTATATGGCCGCTGTTAAAACTAAGCATACTGTACGTAATGCTGAGTATGATGCTTTCTCCGAATCAGTACTAGATAACTCGGAACTAGTTGGTGGACAATACGAAGCGTTGTACGATGAGTTATCGCTAGGTAAAGAAGATTTCGCTAGTGCAGATAAGAAAGGTAGAGACCTTCAAGTTAGAGATTTAAAAGCTATGGCTGGAGATTATGCAGACTATAAGGCTCTACGAGAAGATGTAGCGATAAATAAAGATGATCTATCACCAGCATTTACCAACAGCCCGGAGGGGGAGATGTACTTAGACATACTCAAAGGTGATGGTAAAAATCTAATAAAGAAAGATGGTAGGATAGGTATTGAAGTGGAGGGCGAATGGAAATCCATATCTAGCATCAAACAAAGCTTAGACGGTAATAAGATAGATACTGCGTCTATAGATCAATTAGAGGCATTTAGAATTAAAACTCAAGCTAACGATGATGATTTTGATTTCGATAAGACTAGGACTACTCTTATGAACTCTATGGTTTCAAAGGGCAAGTACAAGTCCTTGATTAATGATGAGATAATCCCTGGTAGAGTATTCAGAAGTGATCTAGTCGAAAGCCTAACTAACAAATCGTACTCTGATTTAGGTATAACAGAAGAGGATTTGCTAGAAGTAGAAGGCGTTGATATAAGTGATGGTATAGATGCTGAAGAGGCTGAAACCATCGCAACGCATTTAGAACAGGATGAGATTGAAATGAAAGAAGTGCTTGCGGATTATTATACAACTTATGTCGGTAACAACGGTGGAAGTAGTAATAAAATAAATGGTGATACCGATGACACCGGCGACTATGCGGGTGGGCTCTATCACGATGACGGAACGCAGTTATCCACTGGGGGTGAAATGGACACCATGTATGATGATTATTTAGAGTACAATTCAAACACAACTGCCGATGGGTTGGATGAGGATGGTGTCTTTACTCCTGATGACGAAGTCGCCAATAAGAAGACCGCACAGCGTATGAACGCTTTTAGGGGGATGCTAAGAAAAGGTTATTATAATGACGAAAAGTTTTCAGACGAGGATATAAAAGCTTACTTTAAAACAATGGAAGGTAAAATCCCAAGTGAAGTATTCAATGGCACCAACTTTACGGGTTGGTTAAAAGATAACAATATCGAATTAACTCAAGAGCACTTGTCGTATTAGCAATAGAAATAACAACACATATTAACGGGTAACGAACGAAACGGTTATGATAGAATACAGATTAGAAAATGGTAAACTTGCAAAGGTTAAACCTGAACATGTGCAGCAGTTTTTAGAAAAACACCCTAATGCTACTCCAGTATCGGGAAACCAAGAGAGTCCTGCGGAAGGTGCGCCGATAGGACAGGAGAGTGCAGTACCAAATCAAGAAGCGAGTCAGTCTCAAAACAATACGGATTCAAGCTTGGAAGTTGGTTCTTTGGAATCACTAAGTAAGGTTGTTACTAATTCTTATAGTGAACTAGAGAGTACTAATAGTAAGTTAGAGAAGTTGAAATCGGCTATGGGCGATGCTCGAGCTTTTAACAATGAAGCTTTATATAACTCACTATCTGAAGAGTATAACAATACTATATCGGTCAACGAGGAGAATAGGATTAAGTACAAGAATGTAGCTAAACAACACAAAGCCTTGTACAGAGCTGAAGAGGCTAAGAAGGTGGAAGAGGATGAGAAGGCTACTGAAGAGGAGGCTAACAAACTAGGTCATGGATTCTTATCGCCACTCATACATTTAACTAGAGGATTTACTAGCTTCGCTCAAGGGATTGGTAGCTTCACTGAAGGTATAGAGACGGGTGTAATGGAGTGGTGGGATGAAGCTGATCTTGGTTTCTTAAAAGAACCAGGAAAAGAATGGACACCTGAAACCAGGAAAAAAGCTAGGATGGCTGTTAAAGCTGAGAGACTAACAACGGCGTTATTGTCAGCGGCTCGAGGAAGAGGAAACCCTGCTAATAATGCCTTATTCTCATCGCTAATGGCTGCGCCTGCTATGGCTGCTTTAGATGCTGAAATACCTGAATTCGATACTAATATAACACAGGATTTCTCAAACGGAGATTACCTTAAAGCTGCTCATAGAACAGTTGATGGATTCTTTGCATCTGCTCCCTCATTTATTGCGGCAATGATCCCTGGTGGCTTAGCACTTTTAGCAGCTTCAACGGCTGGTAATAAATATGAAGAAGAAGTGTTAGCTAACCCTGATATGGATACCGGTACTTTACTAGTGAATGCTACGGGTTCTGGTCTTATCGAGGCTGGGTTTGAATACGTAACTAGAGGTTTATTAAAGAAAACTGGTCTAATACAAACTGGTAGTGTAGCTGCCGCTAAGGAATACCTAGAGTATAGTAGTAAACACATACTTAAGAAGTTTGGATTAGGTGGGTGGAGTATGGTTAAAGAAGGTAGCTCAGAAGCTGCGACAGAATTAACTAGTGCTTTATGGGATGCTATACCTAAAGATAAAGGCGGGTTAGGAAAAGAAATGAAATACGATGATGTATTTTATAGAATGAGTGATGCTTTTATTATAGGTTCATTCTCAGGTGGAGTGTTCGAATCTGTCGGAGCCATGAGTAGTGGTAATTCTAAAAAGAATGCTGAGGCTGTTCTAATGTCTGAGGAGTTAAAAGGTATTGTAAGTGTTAGCAATAAAAAAATTAGTGAGTTAGCCTCTGACTTGGACGAGGCGATACCAGAAGAAAAGGAGCTTATACAAGAGCAAATAAAAGCTGAGGCGGAGAAAATTAAATCAATACATGGTAGAAACTCTAAAACACTCAGTACTCTAGAGGGTAAAGCACTTCAAGACTATGCTGATAATGTTGATAAGATAAACAGGGTTAAAAAAGCTCACAAAGGAGCTAAGACTGATATTGGTAGAGAGTTAGCGCTGGATAAGTATAACCAGCTAACGGAAGCTAATAGTGATATACTGAAGGAGTCTATACAAAGCTATACCGAAAAATCTGTATCTAACATGCAAACGATGGCTAGTAAGTTGAGTGAATCCGGTGGACCATCAGGAACTATAACTACTAAAACAGCCACTGAAATTGAAGCTATGGATATGGGCTTTGACAAGGATGATGATGGTAATATAGCATTGGATAAAGACGGTAATAAAGTAAAGAAGTCCACTTTAGCTTCTAAGCAGTATGGTACTATAATTCAACAATCTGATGGTGGTTATGAAATTGTAATAAATAAAGATGTTCCAGCTATAGGTGTTGCTGGTCACGAGTTTTTTCATGCTATATTATTTAACACATTAGGTAAAGATCCTGAGGTAGCTAAATCCTTACAAGAAGCTTTAGATGGACATGTCAACTCTTTAAGCGGTAATCAAACTGCTATGAGAGATAGGCTAGATGAATCATATAAGGGATCGGAGGATCTCAGTGAGGAGACTATAACTATAATGTCAGAGAGTATACTCAACGGGTCTCTCGAATATGACGAAGGATTCTTCACTAAGATAGGCGACATACTAAGAAGGTTCCTGCAAGGTAAAGGTATACCTGGGCAAGACATAAAACTAGATACCGGTAAGGACGTATTTAATTTTGTTAAGGATTTTGTTAATAGTATAGAGACTGGTAAAGTAAATAAGGCTATAACAAAGGTTGGAGCTGAAGGTGCTAAAGGTAAGTTAGTAGATAAAGGTAAAGCAAAGACAGAAGCTAAAGCTAAAGCAAATGCTAAACCCAAAAGCAAGCCTGATGCGGATGTTAAGTTTTCTAGAGAGGATGTTAAGCCTGAAGTTGATGAGCTAGGTAACATGGGCTGGACTAAGGATACTTGGAAAAGTCAAGGCGCTGATTTAGCTATAGCTGAGATGCAAGCTAACAAAATGCTAGACGGTCTTATAGCGGCTAAAATGAAGGGTGGCTTAAGAGACGGCGATAACGAGACAAAGAAAGATTTCATCTCTAAGGTCTACTCAGAACTTACTGCACATGTTAAAAACTTCAATCCAGAAAGTAACGATAGTTTATTCGGGTGGGTTAACTCACAGGTAAGTAACAAAGCAGGTAACGTATATAACAGAGAATACAAAGACAAGTCTCTTGAAAGAGCTGTTGACATAGATGCTACAACCTCTGAGGGAGCTCCCCTCGTGCAGATAGAGGCTGATACAGACATCCTAATGCAACGCATCGATGAAATAGGTTTAGATGAAACAGAAGTTGAACAGAGGTCAAGATTAAGACGTGCTATAAGACTAGATGAAAGCATGATGCAAACGGTTCGTAATGCTGTTATTAAAACGTTTGGTACTAAGTTACCTAACGTAGAGTCTAAGAAGTTTAGGGCCGTACTAGAGAAAGCTTTTAGAACTGAACTAAAAAAACCTTTACAGGACTTAATGGGTGGTAGGTCAGAGTACGATTTATTTCTACGTAACCATATCAAAGCTATAGTCAAAGCCTTGCCAGTTGGAACTCTAGTTCAAATGGAGCGTAACTTAAAGCCAGAGCAGAGGATATTCACAGAGTCTAGACGTATCACTAAGTCGACTGAGGTTGATAAATTAGTTAGTGAAGGTAAACTACCTAAAGATACTAGTAGGACTTCCGGGCCTCAACTGCATACTAAGAAAACTTTCCCTGGTATAGAAAAAGCAATGGCTTACTTTAGAGGTAAAGACATGGAAGCTGTCCTTGGTTACAAGGTTGGAGCCTCCACTTTGGGTACTAGAAAAGATAAACTAGCTATGGAGCTAGGTGTTGAACTTGCTTTCGATGCTACTGCTGAGACTATACAGAACCCTGAGGTTGCTGATAAAAGAAAAATGATACTTGAGCTCCAAGGAGTGGAACAGTTAGAGAACGAGCTAGCCGTAATAAGTAAGCAGATAGATAGAGACCCTAGTATTAAGTTTAGTAAGAAAGGTAATATAGCTAAAGACTTTTACAGTAGTATTATAGATGGTGGTATGACTGAAAACTCTATAATAGTAGCAGCTAACAAATATTACCCAGACAGTAATAAGTCTGCTTTAAATAAAATAGTAAAACAAACGTTAAAGAAGGTTGGTATTGTAGTAAAACGTAATGAAGTCCTACAAGGTAAACTAAAAGAGATAAGCGGTAAAACTAAAGTAGAAGCACTATTAGAGATTGACGTTCAAGATAACTTCAAGAAAGGAATTAAGAACGCTTTAAGAGGATTGCTTGAAGCTGAGGGTAATGGCAAAGCTATAGATCCTGGCACTCTAGCTAATACTGTGAAAGGGTTAAACGCTCAAAGAAACCACTTGGTTGACGTCGTATCAAGTATGGTAGAAACAGAGGGCTTAGTTAAGGGTGTTGAAGTTATTATAGCTCACACCCAGGCAATGTATGCCGGTGCTGGTAAGGCAGGTGATGGTGGACTTATGCCTCACAAGCCTGGTGGTCAGATAATACCAACGCCTAATTGGAACGGTGATAAAGGTCTTAAATGGAAAGTTTATACCCAAGCTGATGTGAACGCGGGGATAGTACCTAAAGGTAGAAAGATAGGTGACTTCAAATTAGATAGTAAAGGAAGGAAAATATCTAGAGATAACAGACAGCAAGCCACTAACGGTGTTGAAGACTTTGTAGCATTAATAAATCAAGGTTTACCTAAGGGTACTGTACTGACTAACCCTAGTAAGGGTAAGTTTATTTTAACTGATACTAAGACTGGAGTTGAAACAAACTTGAATACTAGCTTACATGGAGAATCTTCAGCCTCTCTTTTTTCTGACATAAAAAGAAAAGGGGTTAAACAAACATTTAAAGATAGAAAACAAACATCATTAGACGCTAGAAAAGTAACTAAGGTAGTGCTAGATTTAGCTTGGAGTAAAATAAATAAAGGTGATATGACCGCTGGAGATTTCGGTTTGTTAGTTATGAGTATCGGCTCATCTATGAATTCACCACTAAGAAGATCTGCTTACGCTGATAGGATTCCTTCTAACTATAAACAACTAATTGCAAAGTACGGACCTAAAGCTGTAGGTAAGCTTTTCCAATACGAACATGGAACACCTAAGGAGGCTGTAGCTACTAAGATAATACAGTCCTACCTTGACACAGGTAAGATGAGTGATAAGGTTTGGGATAACTATACAGTACAAGTAATACATAAGGCACTTGATAGAATAATAGATGCATCAGGACATAAGTACACTGAAAGAATTGATGGCCAACCTAGAGCTTTCAATGCTCAGACGATGGCATTAGCAGTCGACTTGAGCGATAAAGATTTCAATGAGTTAGCTCCTCTTGAAAGTTTAGATCCTAGCGATACTGAGGTTATGGGTAAGAACTGGTTGGAGGTTGTTGACTTGCTTAGAAATAAAGTAGAGTTATCTCCTAACGTTTTATCTAGGGTTGGTAAAGGTGCTAGAACTATGAAGTGGTCTAAAGGTACTGTAACTAAAGGTATGTCTACGTTTGACTTTGACGAGACTTTAATTATAGATGGTGAGAACTTTGTCGTAGCCACTAAGGATGATAAAACAATTAAGATAAGAAGTGAAGAGTGGCCTACTAAGGGTCCAGATCTAGCTAGTCAAGATTATAATTTTGACTTTTCAGACTTTGCTAAGGTTCGTGGAGGGAAGGAAGGTCCGCTGCTTCAAAAGATGAAGAATCAAGTAAAAAAATATGGAGCTGAAAACGTTTTTGTATTAACAGCAAGACAGCAAGATGCTGCAGGACCTATACATGAATGGTTAAGGTCTCAAGGTATTAATGTCCCATTAGAGAATATTACTGGGCTAGGTAAGAGCGAGGGCTCTGCTAAAGGTGAGTGGATGTTACAGAAGTTTGCTGAAGGCTACAATGATATGTACTTTGTTGATGATGCTATGTCTAACGTTAAAGCCGTTAAGGATGTGTTAGATGCTTTGGATATTAAATCCAAGGTAGTACAAGCTAAAATAAAATTTAGTAAGAATGCTAGCGTTGATTTTAACAAAATACTTGAGAAGTCTAAAGGAATTGGAGCAGACATTGAAGTGTCTAGTGCTGCAGCAAAAATAAGGGGTGCTAAAAAAGGTAGGTTTGACTTCTTTGTGCCACCTTCAGCTGAGGACTTCAAGGGTTTGATATACTCTTTCCTAGGTAAAGGCAAGCAAGGTGAAGCTGATCTGCTTTGGTTTAAGGATAATTTGTTTGACCCATTCGCTAAGGGTATTAGGGAGATGGATTCTATCAAACAAACAATGACTGAGGAGTATAAGGCTATTAAAAAAAGCTTTCCAACCACGGTTAAGGGGTTAAACGAAAAGATTGCTGGTACTGACTTCACATTAGATAATGCGATTAGAGTTTACCTATGGAAGGAAGCTGGTTTTGAAATTCCTGGGTTATCAGAAAAAGAGGCTAATATTTTGTG